GCCTGGTTATCTGCGCGCTTTCACGTACAACTTGGCCATGGAGTTTGCCCCCGAGTTTGGCGTTGAGCCAAGCCCACAGGTGCAGCGCATTGCCATGACTTCTAAGCGTGACTTAAAACGCATCAACAACCCAGATGACGTGATGGCACTGCCGTACGCATTAGTGGCCAACCGCCAACGCTTTAACATCTACGCCGGTAACTACTGATGAAGACGCCGATTCTTGGCTCCAGCTACGTTGCCCGCAGCATCAATGCTGCTGACAACCGCATGATCAATCTGTTCCCAGAGGTCATTCCCGAGGGCGGCAAAGAGCCAGGCTTTCTTAACCGCGCGCCTGGCCTAAAGTTTTTGCAGACCATCGGCTCTGGCCCCATCCGCGCGCTGTGGTCGCACCAAGCAAGTAACAACAACTTTTATGTTGTCTCTGGCATGGAGGTCTACCGCGTGTTTGACCTTAATGGGACGCCAACAATGATTGGCCAAGTCTCAGGCACTGGGCCTGTCTCAATTGCTGACAACGGCACGCAAATCTTTTTTGCCTGCAATGGCCCAAGCTACATCTACAACGAACAGACACACGTCTTTGCGCCCATTACAGACCCAGACTTCCCAGGCGCTGTGACGGTGGGTTACTTAGATGGCTACTTTGTTTTTAATGAACCGAATAGCCAGCGCGTATGGGTGACTTCACTCTTGGATGGTACATCGGTAGACCCGCTTGATTTTGCAAGCGCTGAAGGCTCGCCAGACGGCTTGGTGGCCATCAATGTCGATCACCGCGAAGCTTGGCTCTTTGGATCTGACTCAGTTGAGGTCTGGTACGACGCCGGCGGTGCAGATTTTCCTTTGGTACGCATCCAAGGCGCGTTCAATGAAATTGGTTGCGCAGCACCTTTCTCGGTTGCCAAACTAGACAACAGTTTGTTTTGGCTTGGCCAAGACGCCCGTGGCCAAGGTATTGTTTACCGTGCCAACGGTTACAACGGTGTTAGGGTTTCTACTCATGCGGTGGAATATGCCATCGCCCAGTACGGCGTAATTTCAGACGCCCTTGCCTATACTTATCAGCAAGAAGGCCACACGTTTTACGTGCTGACCTTCCCAAGCGCCAACGCTACTTGGGTCTATGACGCAGCCACACAAGCATGGCATGAGCGCGCTGGGCTGACCAATGGTGAGTTTACACGACACCGTTCTAACTGCCAGTGCAACTTTCAAGGCAACATAGTTATTGGCGATTTTGAAAACGGCAACATTTACACTTTTGATTTAGAAACCTACGCTGACAACAGCGCGGCTCAAAAGTGGCTCAGGTCTTGGCGCGCGTTGCCAACAGGCACAAACAACCTCAAACGCACTGCGCATCACAGCTTGCAACTTGATTGTGAGACAGGCGTTGGTTTAAATACTGGGCAAGGCAGTGACCCACAGGTCATGCTGCGTTGGTCAGACGATGGCGGCCACACGTGGTCAAACGAACACTGGTCATCCATGGGCGCCATTGGCCGGTATGGCCACCGCGTGTTTTGGCGCCGCTTGGGCATGACTTTGAAACTGCGCGACAGGGTTTATGAGCTTTCGGGCACAGACCCTGTAAAGATTTCTATTGTTGGTGCTGAACTTTTAATAAGTCCGACCAATGCCTAACATTACCCAAATCCCCGCGCCTCGCGTCAACATTGTCGATGAAAAGACAGGTTTGATTTCGCGTGAGTGGTTTCGCTTTCTCAACAATGTTTACACAATCGTTGGTGGCGAGAATCGCGGGGTTATTTTGCCTGAAAACGGCGGCACGGGCACAAACGCCATACCTACCAACGGCCAAATACCTATTGGCGACGGTACGACTTATACGCCTGCCAATCTAACGCAAGGCACTGGCCTGACCGTTACCAATGGCGCAGGCTCTGTCGCGCTTGCAATCACCAACACTGGCGTGACAGCAGGCTCCTACGGCTCTGCGTCTGTTGTGCCCAACTACACAGTCAACGCTCAAGGCCAACTGACAACTGCGGCCAACACGTCTATTGCCATTGACACTTCTCAAGTTATCTCAGGCATTTTTCCTATTGCACGGGGCGGCACAAACACTAACGCTACGCCTACGGCTGGCACGGTGGCTTATGGCACAGGCACAGCAATAGCTTACAGCGCTGTCGGTACAGCAGGCCAAGCCTTAGTGTCCAACGGCGCAAGCGCCCCTAGTTGGTCAACAATTACATCTAGTCAGTGGGTGACCTCGGGCGCTAACATTTACTATATTGCCGGCAACGTCGGTATAGGTACAACGTCGCCTGGCTCTGCACTAGACGTCAAAGGAACGTTAAGACTGTCTGGCTCGTCTTCTGGGTACGTGGGTCTTGCGCCAGCTGCGGCGGCAGGCTCAACAACGTATACGTTGCCATCAGCCGACGGCTCGTCTAACCAAGTGCTCCAAACTAACGGGTCAGGCGTCTTGTCCTGGGCGACATCTGGTTCTGGAACTGTAACAAGCGTCAGCGGCACAGGCACTGTATCTGGCATCAGTTTGTCTGGCACGGTCACAACTTCAGGCAATTTGACTCTTGGCGGCACACTATCTGTGGCTGCTAGTGATATTACATCTGGAACTATAAGCACCGCCCGCCTTGCTTCAGGGTCGGCCACCTCAACAACGTTTTTGCGTGGTGATCAAACTTGGTCATCTATCAGTAGTAGCAATGTCACTACGGCATTAGGGTTTACCCCATACCCTGATAGCAACCCAAGTGGATTTGTAACTTCAAGCGGGTCGGTTGCATTTGCGACAAATTCAACAAACGCAACAAACGCAACGTTTGCAAGTTACCTTGGCGGCGTTGCAGATTCTGGATGGGCGCGGATTTTTCCAACAAACTCAGGCACAGCAAACGCTTCAGGGTCAGGCATAAATATTCTTGGCTCTGGCTCTACTGGTATTGCAGGCGCTTATGTTGGCACTTCAGGTTCAGGCAACACAGTCACACTGACTGTTCAAACATCTAGCCCATCTGATCCACGATTGAAAAAAGACATTCAAGACAGCGATCTTGGCTTGGCGTTTGTTAAAGGTTTGATCCCTAAAAAGTATCGTTTGATCCATGACCCAAAAGAACAATTTGGCTATGGCTTTTTAACGTCCGATGTGGAAAAATTGATACCCAAGGGGAGCTCTCTTGTTTATCACGAACCAAACCTGATTGCTGGCGATGCGAAAGGGTTTGACGTGGTTCACTACCCATCCTACATTGCAGTGTTAGTCAAAGCAATTCAAGAACTATCTGCTGAAGTAGAAGCCTTAAAATCTTCTCAACCGCCCAAGTAACCAGTATCATTGCATTGAGGAATAAACAATGACAGTCAATATCTCCCTTTTCGCTGGCGCTGGCGCGCAGTTCTTTACCAACAGTGGCGTGCCTTTGTCTGGTGGCCTGCTGTACACCTACGCTGCTGGCACGACAACGCCCGCCGCAACCTACACGTCTTCCACGGGCGCTACTGCCAACAGCAACCCCATCGTTTTGGATTCTGCTGGCCGCCCACCATCTTCAATTTGGCTGACAACTGGTAGCAGCTACAAGTTTGTTTTGCAAACTTCGCTAGCTGTGCAAATTGGCTCTTGGGACAACATCCCAGGCGCAAACGACTTTACCGTGCTGACAACGCGGCTGGCCAACCAGTCGGACGCCACGCTTGGCGACGCACTTATTGGTTTCAAACAAGCTGACACAAATGGCTTGATTTCTGGCGCCGTTGGCCGCACGGTGCATCAGAAACTGCAAGACTTAGTAAGCGTCAGAGATTTTGGCGCTACGGGTGACGGCACAACAGACGACACCACAGCTATTCAAGCCGCAATTTATTACGCCCAAACAAACGGCGGTTGCGTGTACTTGCCTGCTGGTATTTACGTTATTTCTAGTTCACTAAACGTGCAGATCAACTCTGGCGGGTTGCCATTGCTTCGCCCCTCTATTCGCGGTGACGGCGCAGGCGCAACCACAATTTTGCAGACAGCCAACGCAAGCGGTATTGTGGTTACTGGCTATGTTAGCAACCCAGCCGACTACATGGATTTGGAAGACTTCACGCTTCAAAGCAATGCTGTAGGTGGCTACGGTAACGGCATTAGCTTTTCCGACAGCGCGTTTGTCAATATTGACAACGTCGAGGTACTTGGCTGGGAAAACGGCGTGTATGGTATTGACGCGTTGTCAATGACTTTTACCCGCCTTGTTAGCCGATTTAACATCAATGGCTTTAGATTTGAATCGTCTGGCTCAGGCACTGGCTACACATCTGAGCCTAATGCAATTACCATGCTTGGTTGCACAATTGGCAACAACACCAACTACGGCGGTTGGGTTGTAGGCGCAGGCACATTTACGTTTGTCGGAGGCTCAATTGAGTCAAACGGTGAAAGCACAACAACGCTGTCTACAAAGTGGGGTTTGCGCATTACCAACAGCGGCGGTAACTTTGACCAACAATCAGCCAATGGTTTTAATTTGCAAGGCGTTTATTTTGAGGGCAATGGCGGCCAAGCTAACCTTTGGGTTGAACAAACTGTTTCACGTCCAGGCGTAACTGGAGCCGTAGTAGGTTGCAGTTTTGTCGTGCTTGGTAACAGCTACCCAGCGGCCAGTGTTTACTTGGCGGCTACCAATTCAGCTTATGCTTTCCCCATTGCGTTTACGGGTTGCGGCTGGTCTGGCTTGAACGTGTACACACCAAGCGCTACACGCCCCACAATTAACAACGTCAGCAGCGTCTATCCTTTGGCTTTGACGGGCTGTAGTTTCTACAGCACCACTGACCAATACGCTCAAGGCGCGCCTAATCGTTACGAAGGTAATGTCGAGGCAGTTGGCTACTATGACTTAAATGGCAATCCAATTGGCTCTGGCGGTTCAGGATCGCTTAACACCGTATTGACCGTTGGCAACACATCAACGCTTAACGGCATTTTTGGCGGTAACGGCACGTCAACTGGCATTTTGATTGGCACTAAGACTTACAACAGTGTCAACTACGCTGGTATTGGCGCATACCCTACAACCTTGTATTTGGCCAACAGCGCAACAAACTCTACAACTTACGCTGTTGAGTTTACCAACGCCAATTTCCAACCAGCCGTAGACTCTGGTGCGGCCACTGCTCTAACGCTTGGCGCTGCCGCCCGTCGTTGGAACGGCTTTTATTTAAACAATGCGTTTAACTGGAACAGTTACTCTATTCCAGCCCCAGGCGGTAGCACCTCAACATTCTTGCGTAACGACGGCACATGGGCTACGCCTTCTGGCGCCGGTAGCGGCGTTAGCTCGTTTAACACTCGCACCGGCGCAGTAACTTTACTTAGTGCTGATGTAACCGCAGCGCTTACCTATACGCCGGTCAGCACATCGGGCGTTTTCTCTACCAATAGCACCACGCTGCTTAACTCTGGCTCAGTCATTGCGCTGGGCAACAGTTCTGGCCAAGGCGTGTTTGTCAACGGCAGCACCAACTTTGCTCCTAGCGCCGACAATGCAATGACTTGTGGCTCGTCTGGTTTCCGCTGGACAACGGTCTACGCCACAACTGGCACGATCAACACGTCTGACGCAACGCAGAAGGAACAAGTCGCTGACCTGACTGCGGCTGAGCTGGCCGTGGCCCGTCGCATCAAGGCTTTGATCAAAACCTTTAAATTCAAGGACGCTGTAATGGCCAAGGGCGACGGCGCCCGCATCCACGTCGGCGTCATGGCGCAAGACGTGCAGGCGGCCTTTGCCGCTGAAGGTTTAGATGCTGCCAAATACGGCATGTTCTGCTCGGACACAGTTGATGATGTGACCACGCTTGGCGTGCGTTACGAAGAGTTGTTGGCTTTTGTGATTGCGGCTTTATGATTAACCACCACTTCAGCGCCGGCGTCTACGCTAAAGAAACGCTGATTCCGGCGGGTCAAGTGTTAGTGCAGCATAAGCACAAGTTCAGCCACTTGTCGATTCTGGCCAGTGGGTCAATTGAGCTGATGGTGGACGGCGAGCGCAAGATTATTCACGCGCCAGCGTGTTTAACTATTGAAGCAGACAAGCATCATGGCGTAAAATCGCTCACAGACGTTGTGTGGTATTGCATTCATGCAACAGAATGCACTGATATAGATGAGATTGACGAAGTTTTAATTGTGCCAGGCGATCAAGCCAAAGCACAAAAACTGGCCCAGTGCCTACAGGAGAACTAATATGCCATGGATGGCCCTAGCAATTGGTGGAAGCGCTCTACTCGGCGCAAACGCTTCAAGTAAAGCTGCCAGTACACAAGCTGCGTCTGCGGATCGTTCAATTGATCTTCAACGCGAAATGTTCAACAAGCAACTTGAGCTGCAACAGCCGTTTCAAGAAGCCGGCGTAAATGCCCTTAACCGGATGCAGTCTGGCGACGTTATGGGCATGATGGATCCATCTTATAAATTCCGATTAGGCGAAGGTCTTAAAGCGCTTGACCGCCAAGCAGCCGCCCGTGGTGGTCTGATTTCTGGCGGGGCTTTAAAAGCCGCACAGCGCTATGGCCAAGACGTTGCGTCAACTGAGTTTGGCAACGCTTACAACCGACTTGCAAGTATGGCTGGACTTGGCCAAACAGCCACAGGCGCTATGGGCGGCGCGGCAGGCCAGTTTGGTGCTAATGCAGGCAACTTAATAACTGGCGCAGGCGCAGCCCGCGCTTCGGGTTATGTTGGCGGCGCTAACGCTTTGACAAGCGGCTTGGGCCAATACATGAATTACACGCAAAATCAAAACTTGATGAACCGTTTGTTGCCTACCGTTGGCGGTTCAACCGCCGCTCCTTATAGCCCGCTGTATCAGAGTCAGATACCTGGTTCGGGAGTTTAATTATGGCACTTGATCCTTCTATCTCTTTGGGTGTACGCGGCGTTGAGTTGCAAAACCCTCTTAATGCGCTTGCGCAAGTTTCTCAAATTCAGAATGCGCAAAATCAAAACGCTATGGCGCAACTTCAAATGCGCGAAGCCGAGGCGGCTGCGCAAGAGAAAAATATGTTGCGCCGCTTAGACCCTACTGCTGCTGACTACGAAAGCCAACTGTTTAAAGTTAATCCCCAATTAGGTATTGCATTTCGTAAAGAGGCGGCAACTACTGCTGCGCAAAAAGCCGCTGAATCTAAATCTTTAGCTGGCGCGGCGGGGGAAAAACAAAAAGTGTTGAGTCAAGCCTTGCGTGATATTAGTGGCCGCCCATCGGACGCTAACATTATTGCGCATACAGAAGACATTCAGTCATCGCCGCTATTTTCAACGGAAGAAAAAGCAAAGGCTTTGGCTACGCAACAAAGATTGTTGGCAATTCCTTTTGCGGAACGCCAAGCGTATCTTGCGTCGCAAGGTGCTAGCGCAAGTGAATTAAAGCCTTCAACGCAAACAGTCAACCGTAGCGGCGCTACAGACATTGTGCAAGTGCCTGCGTTTAGTGGCGCGCCCACCACAGTTGGCTCTTACGCGGATGTGCCTTTGCCCGCCGACGTGCAAGCGCAAAAGATAGCAATTGCACAGCAAAGTCGGCCACCGGCCCAACCCCGCGCCGAGCAACCGCCAGTTGCGGTTATTGATCCAACAACAGGTCAGCCTATATTTGTCAGCCGTGAAGAGGCGTTGCGCAACAGAATGCAGCCTGCGGCCAATGCGCCTGCTTTGAAACCTTTGACAGAAGGACAAGCCGTCCAATTGCGTGCTGCCGTTGCTAAAGATTACAAAGCCGCGTCGACTGCTTTGTCGCAAATAGATGATTTATTAACTTCTGCTGATGCGGTAAAAACATCGCCGGGGTTATCCGCAGCCACAGGCTTTACAGGTAAATTTTTACCGTCCTTCCCTGAAGGCGGCGCAGCGCAAGCAGAAACACGTTTGGCTAACTTACGCGGTAAGGTAACCGCGCTAGGCAAAGCAACAGCAGCCATGTCAGGCGCTATTGGATCTATTGCCAACCAAGAGTGGAAAATTTTGGCTGATCAAATTGCAGTGCTAGATGAGGTTAAAGGTAAAGGGCCGTTGCTTGAACAAATTGCATTGCTAGAAGAGCAAGCCAAAGGCGCCGCCGCACGTATCCGCGATACCTATGAAAAGTCGCGCGCTGAAGATTTTGAACGCTTCCCTCAGTTCCGCGATTTACCAGCACCAAAAGCACCTGGCGGCAACCCCCCTGCCGCAGGCACTGGTGGGTTTAAATATCTTGGAAAAGAGGGTGGATAATGGCTACTAAATACCGTGTCCAAGGCCCAGATGGTGTTGTTCATGTTTTCGAAGGCCCTGATGACGCAACGCCTACACAAATAGAAGCGTTTGCAGCTCAAACCTTTGGCGCGGCCCCTAAACCCACCGCGACTCCCGCACCGCGCGGTAAAGCCGGTATGTTTGACGTACTGTCTGCGCCGTTTGAAATGGGCATGTCGCTTGCGGCCAAGCCACGTAAAGAACAAGTAGAGTTTATTGCGCCTGCTGTTGAGGCGTTAGGTAGTGCTGGCGGTGCAATTGTAGGGACTGGTGCAGGGCCATTAGGCACAGTAGTCGGCGCTGGCGCCGGTTACGCGGGCGCTAAAGAATTGTTGCGTCTGGCCGCCGGCGAAAGTGGCGGGGAAACATTACCACAAGCCGCCACACGACAAGCAAAGAATGTGCTTGAGGGCGCAACAATGGAAGCCTTTGGACGCGGCGTTGTAAGCCCTGTCATTACCAAAGGCGCTGAGTACGCAAACAAACTTAAGAACATCAAACTTGACCAATACATTAAAGCTGTTGGTGACAAGGGTGAAGAAATTGTTAACGCGTTGCGTGGCCGCACACAAATTGTTCCGGGCACATCCCCAACCGCCGGCGAAGTCGCCGCGCCTGTGGGTAGTGTAGGGCTATCGGTATTGCAGTCCCGCGCCCGTCAAGTGCCAGGCACAGCGGATATTTACGCAGGCAAAGAAGCGCAAAACATTGCCGCCCGCCAAGCGCAAGAAGCGCGTGCGGTAGATAAATTTAATGCGTCTAAGCAACGCATCCAAGCAAAAATTGATCGCGGGTTAGTTAACGTGACGCCAGGCGAAGTTGGCGGCGCGCTGATTGACGCGGCCAAGGCCGAACAAAATGCAGTCAAAACAAAAGTAGTAAAGCCCGCCTACGATGCGGCGTTTGAGGCCGCTGGCGATGTAAAGATTGACGTATCAAAAGTTGTAAACGAAGCCGAACGTATTCTTGATCGCAAGTTGTCAAGTTTTGCTACCGAAACTGCGCCGGATACTGTGCGCAAACTGCGCGGGTTTGTGCCTTCTGTGCCTGAAGCGGAAGCAGTGACTGTTGGTAAAGCAGGTTTTAAAACTGCAAGGGTGCCCACGCCCCCGCCCGCAACGCCAGAAGCAACTCTTTTGCAACTTGATGATGTTCGCAAAGCCATCAATGCAGACATTGCGGCGGCCGCGTCTAGCAACGCGCCTATGGCGGCGACAACGCTGCGCAACCTAAAGCAGTTACATGCCGCAATTGACGACGCGGTTAAGTCAAGCACCACTTTACCTGACGAAGCTAAAACGCTGTACAAAGGTGCGCTGGATACCTACCGCACACAATACGCGCCACGCTTTAAAGAAGGCATCAACGCCAACTTGTTCAAGCAAACAAACTTGCAAGAAACCAAAATTAAACCAGAAGACGTCGTTAGCAAATACTTTCAACCCAAGGGTGAAAGCGAGGCCAAAGACTTTTTGCGTTTGTTTGACAAAAACCCAGACGCAATGAAAATTGCAAGAACGGGTATTGAAGACTTATACCGCCGCGAAGTAACAGACGCTGCGGGCCGCGTAACGCCTGAGTCGCACGCCGCGTTTATGAAAAAGTACGCGGAGCCGCTTAAGATTCTTGACGGCGCAGGGATGAATATTACGCAACGCGTTGGCGTTGTTGCCAAAGACGCCGCGCGCTTGGCAAAAATTGACGAACTTGCAAAAGCCAGTGGTAACAAATTAGGCCCCGCTTTGCCAGCCGGCGTTAACGCGCTTGCAGTTGAGCAGCGAATTGGTGACTTGACTAGAAGTTTTACACCCGAACAACTTAGCCATGTAAACGCAGTAAGGCAAGATTTATTGCGTGAAGGTGAGTACCAGCGTTTGGTAAAAGCAGGCGCTGACGCCGGCGCTAATATTAAAAATTTGGCTACAAAAACTGGCCAAGAGGCTGGTTTGCCTTTACCAAATTTTTTATCTGTACCCATCACCGTTTTTAACAATGTTGTTAAGCGCCTTGCATTGCGTATGGACGATAAGATTGCGTTAGAAATTGCGCGAGAGTTGACTAGCCCCGCTCTAGCTGCTGATCAAATTGAGGCCGCTATTAAACTGCAAGCGGCTCGTCAGGCGGCCACGCCTGGCGCCGGTACTGCCGCAGGGCTGGCTGGCACGCGGGCGCTTGGTGCAGAAATGTCACGCCGCGCTGAACCTGAAAATAGAAACGCATTGGCCAGATAATGGACTCTCAAGTTCTTTTTAACATTGCGGTAAGTCTAGCGGGGTTCCTTGGGGGCTGGGTGCTGAACAACATCTACCGATCCATTGAGCGCCTGGACACCGACGTGCGGGCTATGCCACTCAACTACGTCACCCGCGACGACTACCGCGCCGACATGCGCGAGGTCAAAGACATGCTCGGCAAGATTTTTGATAAACTAGACAACAAGGTCGACAAATGAAAGACTGGGCTGTGGCAATGGTCGCCGCAGTCTGTGTGACTTGTTTTGTCCTAGTTTGTAGCTACATTATTCTCTGGGCGTTCCCGTGATTGATCCCATCACAGCTCTAGCCGGCATACAGTCGGCTGTCAAACTCATCAAGCAAGCGTCCAAGACGGTTGATGACGTGGCGTCGCTCGGCCCTGTGCTGGGTAAATACTTTGATGCCAAGTCCACTGCGTCCAAGGCGGCTGTAGAGGCTAAGAAGAAGGGTGGCTCCAGTATGGGTACAGCCTTGCAGATTGAGATGGCGCTGGATCAGGCGGCGGCTTTTGAAAAAGAATTACAGATGCTGTTCTTTCAGGCGAATAAAGTGGATGTGTGGAACAAGATCAAAGCCCGCGCACAGGCTATGGATGTGGAAGACGCTCATAACGCCAGACGGGAAAAAGAAGCCGCTGCAAAAAAGAAAGCCAAAGAACAAGAGCAGTTAGAGATAGGTTTGCTTTTTGGCGGCATTGCCTTGGTGCTGTTCTTGGTATACGTGGGTATCTATGAGGCAATGGAACACTGCGCACAAGTAAAGTGTGGGCGATGAATGAGTACCAGAAGCAAGCAGACATGGCGTTCAAGATTGTTGGTGCTTGGTGGGCGGCTAACTTGTTTTTGGATGTAATTACAGTGTTGCCAAACTTTATTTCAGACAAGATTGTGAACATGCTTTTAGAAAGGGTTGGACTATGAGCGAACCAAACGAAAAACACGCTTTGATTGAGAAGGTAGCGTTTGCCATCCTGCCAATTCTGTTTACCTGTGTGGTTTACTTGATGAACTCACTATCCCACCTGTCCCATGAAGTGACTGTTCTGAACAACAAGATCAGCTTAGTGGTTACTTCTGATAACAAGCAAGCCACGAACACTGGTGCTGAATTAGCCCGTGAAAAGTTACGTCAAGACTTGGAAAAAGAGATTCAAAAGAATCGTGACGACATCATGCACAACAGGCAAGACATTGCTGTTATTTACGAAAAACTGGGGAAAAAATAATGCTGACTCTACTCTCAACCCTTGTATCGTTTTTAATGGGCGGCTTGCCCAAACTGTTGGATTACTTCCAAGACAGGTCTGACAAAGCGCATGAGCTAAACCTTGCCCAAATGCAAATTCAGCGCGAGTTGGAATTGCGCAAAGCTGGCTTTGAAGCCCAAGAGCGGATTGAACATATTCACACAGAACAGTTGGCAACTGAAAGCGCAGCCGCCACCAGTCAAGCCCTTATTGGCGCACAGCAGGCTGAGATGCAGGCAATCTACGCTCACGACACCTCGCTCAATGAAGGCACTAGCGAATGGATGCGAAACCTTCGCGCCAGCGTTCGCCCAGTCATTACTTATGGTTTCTTTTTCTTGCTAGTGTTTGTGGATGTGGGACTGTTTGCCTACGGCTGGAATAACGGTGTGACGTTTACAGAGTTGGCTGAGATGCTGTGGGACTCTGACACACAAGCCCTGTTTGCTTCAATCATTGCGTTCCACTTTGGTGGTCGGGCGTTTGGCAAATGAACATCTCTGACAAGTGCCTGCACATGATTCGCCACCATGAGGGGGTGCGTCAGAACCCGTATAAATGCCCAGCAAAGTTGTGGACTGTGGGGGTCGGGCATGTTATGTTTCCAGAGCAGGGTAAGCTAAAGATTGACGACCGTGACGCATTCCAACCACCCGCCGAAGCCATGCGGAAATACAGCATGGAGGAAGTAGATGCAATACTTAGAGCAGATTTGGACAGATTTGAGCGGGGAGTGGAACGTTACTGCCCTGTTGCACTTACACAAGGTATGTTTGATGGCCTTGTTAGTTTTAGTTTTAATGTCGGTTTGGGAACGCTACAGCGCTCTACGCTTCGTCAAAAGGTTATTAGGGGCGATAAAGAAGGCGCGGCAGAAGAACTCTTAAAGTATTGCATGGCCGGCGGCAAAGTCCTTAAAGGACTTCAAAACCGCCGGATTGATGAGCGCGCATTATTCCTTAGTTAGCGCTCGGTACGCCTCAATAGCGGTCTTCAAATCGCATTGCAGCTGCTGTATGCGGTCGTCTTGTTCGCACAACTTGGCGTAGGCTTCCTCGGCAAACTTGGCCAAGTTGGCTTGGCTCCAGGTCGGAAAGTCTGGCCTGTTAGTCATTGGTTTCCTTCTTTGACGGCGCGTCCAGTTCACGGCGGTAATACTTAGCTGGCATCTTGGCTTTCTTGTCCAATATATTGCGCAGCCACTCAGCGCCGCCAAGTTCTTGTAAGATCATCCAGTGTCTATCTGACATCCGGACTTGTCGGCCTAGTAAAGGCTCAGGTGGTTTTGGTCTTGGCATTTACCTGACTCTCCTAAGCGGCATGTCCATCACGCGCTCTGGCGGTGGGGGCGTCATCTTCTCAGACGGCGGCGCCCAGCCGTGCTTGCGCCAGATGGCTTGCACGTCAGAGCCTGACGTCCATTTAAAATCCTTGGTCGGGATTGACGGGTAGCTGATTTTTGAATGTGGTGGCATTTCGATCATGGTTGTATTGCTCCTTTAAATAGTTCTATTCTCTCCCGCGCAACGCGCAGGGTGTTGTAGCGCTGGTGAAGGCGCTCCAATACTGAAACACGCCGGTCATTCTGTCGCTCGTGCTCTAGCATCTCTAAGACTTTCGATTCGTCGAGCGTCTTCAAGTTTTCGTTTAGCTTTCGCCATGTAATTTTCAATTCGTTTCTCCAGTCCATCTATAGTTAAAGTAATGCTAGCGTGCGCTCGCCTGGCCGCGTTAAGCTCGCGCTCGCGTATGCGGTGCACAGATTTGGCCGCTTTGAGTTTGGTTTTCCATAGGTCAATATGTTTCATTTTTTTCTTTCAATTTAACTTCAATCGCGCGAACAAAACTACCGGTATTGTGTGTTGCGCGTATTAGTTCAGATATTTCCCCATCCGTCAGCCCTACCCATGTGCGCTGTGGTGGGTGAAGTAGCGGTTCGTTTGTAATGTGCTTTCGTCCGTTGCTGTCTGTGATTATTCTTACCGTCATGCTTGTCCCCTTGCTCGAATTAAGTCTGCGCTTTTGTATGGTTCTGCGGTGTCCGCTATCTTTGCACATGCCTCACGCTCATGCTGTGCTACTAGCTTGGCAAAGGCTTCAAGTTCTGAAGTATGGATTACCCAAAAGCCATTTTGCTCAGGGTCTACTTTGTCTTTGTCGCACGATGCTCTCAGCATCGCAATGATTTCATCTTGTGTCATCTAGGCGCGTCCTCATAGTTGTCAGGGTTAAACTTAGGCACGTTGGCGCCTTTGTCCTTGGGGTTTGGAAAGGGCGGGAATGGCCACATTATTTAAGTTCCTCCATTGCAATGTCAGATATAGCGCGCTTGTCGTGCAAGGCCGCCCAAATTTTCTCGTCAACCGTTTTGTTGGTTAACATTACGTAGCACCACACAGGATGTTGTTGCCCGCTGCGGTGCAGACGACCAATGGTCTGCTCGTACAATTCCAGACTCCACGGCAGCGACAGAAACACCATGTGACAGCCGCCATGCTGCAAGTTAAGCCCGTGGCCTGCTGACTTTGGATGGACGGCCAGTAACCTGATCTTTCCATCATTCCATCGCTTGATGGCGTCGGTGTCGTCAAGAGTTGTGACGTTAAAGCGCCGCTTGAGTTCGGCAAGCTCTTCTTGGTAGGTGTAAGCGATGATGGTATTGGCATGTTGGTTTTCGTTCAGTAATTCCTCAAGGCGTTCAAACTTGTGCATGCTGTACCAGATTGGACGTTGCGTAGATATAAACTTGCCAGGCACGTCTGACGCCGTGGTGGTCGTGTCGTAAACAAACCCTGACGCCAACTGTTGTAATTTGCCCGTGACAACCGCCGCGTTAATGGCTGTGACGCCTTCCAGCACAAAGTCTTTTTTTAGCTTGTTGTACGGCGTCAGATCCATGTCGCATTTGATCTCAACCGTATGCAAAGGCGGCAGCTTGTCCTTATACTCACCTGCTTCCAAGACAAATGTGGCAGGCTTAATCACGTCCATGACCTTGGCCAGCGACCCTACACGCGGCGCCCATTCGCCAAACTCTTTGTTGATCAGCACAAAGTATTGCTGCATGAACGCGCCCTTGCTGCGCCCCAGCAATGATTGGTCAACAATCTTGCACTGGCCAAAGACGTCTTCAAGGCCGTTACTGGTAAACGAGCCAGTCAAGCCCCAGCGCGTCGTCATGGGGTCAACCACTTTAAGGAACGCTTTAAAGCGTGTGCCTGACGGGTTCTTTAGCCTGGTTAGTTCGTCAAACACCACGCCGTCAAAATTTAATTTTTGTTCAGCCAGCCACTGCAAGTTGTCGTAGTTAGTCACGACCACTTGGGCGTTGCTTTTGAGAGCGTCTAAGCGCTGCTTAGGTGTGCCAACGCACAAAGCCATGCTGATGCGGTCAGCCCACTTGGGGCGCTCGACTGGCCACACGTCGGTACAGACGCGTTTGGGCGCCAGCACCAGCCAGCGCTTGACGTGCCCGTCGCGGATCATCTCCCACATGGCCGTCAGTGTGATGGCGGTCTTACCTGCACCGACGGGCGCCAAGATCATGGCGCGGTCATGCTCAAAGAGAAAGTCAGCGGCTGTCTCTTGATACGGTCGTAATGAAACCATCAATTTGTTCCTTGTTCCATAAACACGCATAGTTCTGGCGCAGTAGCGCCATCTCTGTTTGAAATAGTTTTTGCAGTTCCGACAATCTGCCGCCTTTGGTTTTTAATTCCACAAACCAAGTTTGGCCATCGGGTAAACACGCAATGCGATCTGCTACACCTTTGCGCCCAGGACATGTAAACTTCCAAGTCCGGCCACCAATGCGCTGCACCGCCCAATCAAAATAAACTTCAATTTCTTTTTCTCTCATGCTGTAAAGTATACATGTAAAAAAGATTTGCACAACATTTATTTCTGTGCTAATATCAAAGCTCAATTCAATAAAGGACAGTATGCTTCACTCAAATATCGTTGGCGGCTCTACAGCAAAGCGCGTCATTAACTGCCCAGGCAGTGTGGCGCTGGTGCAGAAGATGCCGCCTAA